ACGCGGCGCGACAATCAGAAACGAAAGAGGAACTTGCCAGCGACAATCAAGATGCTATCGTCGAAGACGCCGCGACATAGAATCTCATCCAGATCGTCGCGCGCGTCTCACCCAGATTGTCGCGCTATAGTTTCGTCGCTTGTCGGCCAATGAAGCTGTAGAACTCCCAACCACGGTCTGTGCACTCGCCAGTTGCAGTTCAAGCCGGTCGCAGCACAAGCTGACAGGACGCGACGACGAGGCCCAGTTCATTGATTCGACTGCAACAACGCCCTTTGCTTGGTTTCCTGATTGACCCCTTCGGGATGTCTGCTCGTGCCATGGCGCTAGACGGGGATCACATCAGGATCACGCGACGCGGTCAGGTTGCGACCGTGTCACTGCAGGCGCTGACCCGTGCACCAGTTCTCCGGAAAGGGATGCTCGGAACTGCGCTGACCTTAAAGTCGCAGGAGCATAACAATGTCACGCTGAAGGGGGCGGGGCACGTCGCAGCCAGGGAGTTCGCGGAAGAGGTCAAGGAAGCCTGGACGCGCGTCAATCTCGCAGCCCTTGAGAAGGAAGCGGCGCGGCTGGACAGAGTTCTTGCCGGGGTGCTGAGACTAGCGGCACCGCCGCACTATCCCTCGGCGTGCAAGATCGCGCCGCTCTTGGATGACGCCAAGGCTCTGGATGCATCGCTTCTGTCAAAGCTGAATGCCGAGGCCATCGGTCCAGAGGTCGCGGCGCGCATCGCACCGGTCCGAAAATTCGCCGCCGACCCGCGATCAGCACGGGCGAATGCCATCGCCGCCTTCGTCACGGCCGAACTGGACCGTTGGAAGGAGTTCTTCGACACTATCGAAAGCAAGCCGCTGACCCCGGAACAGCGCCTTTCGGTTGTCGTCGACGAGGATGCGACTCTGGTCCTTGCCGGGGCGGGATCCGGAAAGACCAGCGTCATCACCGCCAAGGCAGCCTATCTGGTCAAGGCGGGCATCCGCCAGCCGGAGGAAATCCTGCTTCTGGCCTTCGCGAAGAATGCGGCCGAGGAAATGTCGGAACGGGTCGAAGCCCGATCCGGCGTGCCCATCGTCGCGCGGACCTTCCACGCGATTGCCTATGACATCATCGGGATCGTCGAAGGGTCAAAGCCCGCCTTGGCGGATCATGCCACCGACGACACCGCCTTCTCTAACCTTATCAAGCAGATCCTGAAGGACCTGGTCTACCGCCTTTCAGAGGTGTCGAAGGCGATCATCCAGTTCTTCGCGCATTTCCTGGTCGAGCCCAAGACGGAATGGGACTTCAAGACCAAGCATGACTTCTACACCCACATGGAAGCCCAAGACCTGCGGACGCTGCAGGGCGAGAAGGTCAAGAGCTACGAAGAGCTGCAGATCGCCAACTGGCTTTACGAAAACGGCGTCGAGTACGAGTACGAGCCCCTCTACGAACACAAGGTTTCCGAGATCGGCAGGCGCGATTACCAGCCCGATTTCCGATTGACCGAAAGCGGCATCTACATCGAACATTTCGGGGTGCGGCGCGAGAAGGCGCGGGACGGCAGCGAAAGACTGGTCACGGCGCCCTTCGTGGACCGCGACGAATACCTGGCGGGCATGGACTGGAAGCGGAGGGTCCACGCCGAGCATCAGACCACCCTGATCGAGACCTACAGCTATGAACGGCAGGAGGGCCGCCTACTGATCGGCCTCGCCGAGAAGCTGGCACCGCACGTCACCCTGAACCCCCGACCGGTCGACACCATCTATGACCGGATCGTCGAGCTGAAGCAGGTCGATGACTTTTCCAAGCTGCTCGGAACCTTCCTGCGCAAGTTCAAGAGCGGCGGCTACAGCCTGCAGGACTGCGAGACCAAGTCAGATCGGATGAAGCTGGGCAAACGCGCCCGGGCATTCCTCGACATCTTCGCCCCGGTCTTCGAGGAATATCAGAAGCGTCTGGAGGGCCGGATCGACTTCGAGGACATGATCCTCCGCGCCGCACGCTATGCAGAGGACGGCCGCTATGTCAGCCCGTTCCGCCATATCCTGGTCGACGAGTTCCAGGACATCTCTCAAAGCCGGGCGCGGTTGGTGAAGGCGCTGAAGGCCCAGCATCCGGATGTGCGCGTCTTTGCCGTGGGTGACGACTGGCAATCCATCTTCCGCTTCGCGGGGTCCGACATCCACTTGATGCGCCATTTCGGGCGGGAGTTCGGGGGGCGCTTCGATGGCGAGACTGGCGTGCACAGAACCGTCGATCTCGGCCGCACCTTCCGGTCGGTCGACCAGATCGCCTTTGCTGCCCGAACCTTCGTTCTGCGGAACCCCGCCCAGATCGACAAGAGGATCGTCCCGGCTGGAACCGCCACCGAACCGGCGATCAGGGTCGTCTCCGTGTCCAAAAGCGAGGACGAGGGGAAACTCAACGAGGTGCTTGCCGCCCTGTCTGCCGCCGCGGCGCTCGGGGCAAAGCCCGCGACGGTATTGCTCCTTGGCCGCTATCGTTTCAACGAACCGGACATGCCGGGTCTGCGGCGCCGCTTCCCGCGGCTGAAGATCGAATTCAAGACCATCCATGCGTCGAAGGGGCTGGAGGCCGACCACGTCGTCCTGCTGAACGCCGATAGCGGGCGCATGGGGTTCCCGTCAGAGATCGTCGACGACCCGCTCCTGTCGCTGGTTTCGCCGGAGGAGGAGGCGTTCCAGAACGCAGAGGAGCGGCGCGTCATGTATGTGGCGATGACGCGGGCCCGCCATACCCTGACGATCCTTGCCTCGAACGCCCGACCGTCGTCCTTTGTGACCGAGCTTCGGAAAGACCCTGCCTACGGGATTTCAATAGCCCCAGGGGCCGAACCCGAGGCTCATGTCTGCGGTGAATGCGGCGGACGATTGCTGGGCGTGACCGGGCAGGATGGTCGCATCTGGTATCGCTGCGAGCATGTCCAGCACTGCGGAAATCTGCTCCCGGCCTGCCCATCCTGCGGCACGGCCCTGCCACGCCTTGCCGAGGGAGCGGGCGAGGTTCGATGCGGGTGCGGTGCCAGCTATCCGACGTGTCCGGAATGCGAAGATGGCTGGCTGGTCGAACGCAGCGGCAGTTTCGGCAAGTTCCTCGGCTGCGTGCGCTATCCGACCTGTACCGGGAAAGCGAAAATCTCGAACGGCGATCAGACCACCATCCCCAAGCCACGGCGCCGGAAAAGGGTCTGACGCCGAGCGAGTAGCATCCAAGATTTCACTGGCACGCGCGCGCTTGATCACGCAACACGGCGTAGTCGCTTAGCATCCGGACGACGACGGCCCCTTCCGGCAACGCCTCGACCTCATCGGCGGCCCGCGCTTGATCTGCTGCGGTGTACTCGACCACAGGCGGGCAGGGCGCGCTGGTCTCAGAACCTGCCGTCGCGCAGGCGCTCAGCCAAAGCATCGCGATCAGCAGGGCGGCGGGCGGCGGCGTCGAGCATCTGGCGGTGGATGGCATCGTTTCTCTCTTGGGCATCAAGCCGTTCGGCGGCGCGCCCGGCGCGTTCGCCTGCGCGACGCAAGTTGAACAGGAACAGCAGGATCGCTGCGGCGGTGAGGACCAGACCCAGCGCTTTGCGCGCCGGGCCATGTGTGAGGAGCCAGCCGATCACCGCTGGCCCCGTTTCCAGTCGTCGAGCCGGGCGTGGATGGTGACGGCGATACCGATCAGCGCGATGGCGATCAGCACCCAGCGCAGGCTGTCGAGGTAGGGGACCAGCGGCTGGATCGTGGTCTGCGTTTCGGCAAGAAGGTCCTGCAACACTTCCACCCCGGCCGCGCCGACGGTGGCGAAACCCGCCGTCCCGCCACCGCGCAGGGTGCGGCTTTCCGACAGGACTTCGCGCGCGGGCGTCAGTTCCGGCGCGAAGGGCACGGGCCGCGCCGGGAAGGGATCGCCCCAGGACCGGGCAGGCCCGAGGTCGATGTGCATGAAGCCCGAGCGGGGGTAATGGCCGAAGCCGAGGAAGCCCACGGCCCGCGCCGCTGCCTCGAAGGTCACCGGATCGTGGTTCGACATGGCGATGTCGAAGGCGGTGCCCTGCATGTGCTTCGAGGCCGGGGCACCGCCGACGGCGCGGTTGTGTTCCGGGCTGCGATAGGCGGAGCGGATGATCAGCGGCTTGCCCAGCCGGTCGCGCAGGGCCTGCAGCTTGTCCATCGCTTCGGTGTTGATCTTGATCGCGCCGGTGCCGCGGCAGGCGATCTCGGCGGCCGAGAAGTTCGGCCAGCGCCACGTGTTCGCGGGCACATCGCGCCAGTGGGGGTAGGTCAGGGTGGGCATGGTCAGTTCTCCAAATGAAAAACCCGCCTCTTGGGCGGGGGATGTGGTCGTCGTGGTGTGGTCGCCAGGCGGTCAGTCTGATCGGCCGCGCTGGAAGGCGTCGAACAGCATGTCCCGCATCGAGCGGATGTCGGTCTCGATCCGGTCGAGGCGGTCGCCATCAGCCTTGCGGTCCTCGCTGCGTTGGCGGTCGATGCGGTCGCGGTCGGCGATCAGTTCCCTGTCGAGGCGATCCAGCAGAGCCTCGTTGGTGAAGGCCTTCCTCGTGATCGCCGCGATCAGGGCCATGGTGCCGCCAATGAGGGCGGTCAGCGCGGCGGTGATCCCGTGGTCCCGAAAGGCCCGCGCGACCTCCCCGGCGAGAGTGGTCTGGTTATCCATCATGGTCCTTTCCGGCCACGGGCGTGGCGCTTCAGTAATCCGTCTCGACGTAGACGCCGGAGCAGTCGTAGGCGACGGCCGCGGCGGTGCTGCCGTTGTTGAGGTAGTTGCGCGGGCTCAGAAGCTGGGTCGCCGCGGGCATGTCGGTGGTGATTGTGGCCTCCGCCACCGCGCCCGAGACTTCCTCGACCACGCGGATCCCGACCGCGCTGTCGTTCGGGGCCGCGGCGATGTAGAGCGTCAGGACATTCGTCGTGCTGGCCACGGGGAAGCCCGCGCCGAGGTCGATCAGCGTCGGCGCGCCCGCGCCGTCATTGTGGACGATCTGCCAGTTGGCATGGGTGCCGCGCTCGAACCCGATGCCCAGCGCGTTGACGACGGCCGAGAGCGTGAGGGTGGTCGATAGCGCCGCGACCGATCCGAGCAGACCGAAGAACCCCATGCCGGTTGCCTGCAGCGTGACCATCGACAGCCGGTTCACATAGGTGAAACCGCCAAGGCCATCGGCATTGCCGCGCCAGCAGACCCAGCCCGCGGAGCGTTCCTCGGCCGCCGCCCCGGCCGTGGCCGCCGAGGTCATCCGCCAGCGGCGCATGGAGGTGGAGAGGTTGGTCGTGGCCAGCGTCGGCGTCGCCGCCGTGCCGACGGCCGTGCGCGGCATGCCGTTGGTGTTGATCGTGGTGCTGGTCGATGGCGCCCATGTCGCGATCCGGTTGACCCCGAAATGCGGCTGGAGTGGGAAGTGGCGGCCCGAGGGGCGCTCGACATCGAGCCATCCCATCCCCGCGCGGTCGCGGGCATAGAGCGCGAGTTTGCCTGCGGGCGGCGGCGAGGGGACGGCATCATGGGCGGGCAGGACGACCGGTTCGGCCAGTTCGACGCGGCCGCTGCTGCGGTCGATCCTGAAGGCATCGAAGAAGGCGGAACCATCCGGGCTGACCTTGAAGCTGAAGTCGTCGTTGCCCAAGAGACCGATCAGGGCACGGGCGGAGAAGCCGGTCTTGAACGCAAAGGCCGCGTCATTGGCTGGAACGGCCTTGTTGACGGTCGCCTCGATACCTGCACCTGCATTGTTCAGCAGAACGGCCGGTGTGTTGACCGACATCCGGTTGTAGCTGTCGGCCGTGGCCCCGCCGAGGCCGAGCAGTTGCGCGGTCAGGTTTGCCTGCGGCATACCGACCTGCGTGACGGCATTGGCGAAGGTGACCGTGGGCGTGTTCACCACCGTGGTGCCGCCCGCGCCAGCCGTCGCAGAGCCGATGTTCACGACCGTGGTCGATCCGGAGGCGCCGCCGGTGCCTAGGTTCACGGTCTTGGTGACGCCGGTGGTCGTGGCGCCGGTGCCCATTCCGTAGTTCGCGGTCGTCGTGGCCGTGCCGATGCTGGCGGACGCTGCCGAGACGGTGACCGTGCCCGAGGCGGTCAGAGTCCCCGAAAACGTCTTGTTGCCGGAGAAGGTCTGCGTGCCCGCGAGGATCGCCAGCTCCGACGAGGTGTTCGGCAGCGTGAAGCTGCGCGTGGTCCCGGCGCTGATGCCCGCCAGCGAGAAGGTGGCCTTCTTCGTTGGGTCCGCATCGTTGACCAGGCTGAACACCGCGTCCGAGACGTCGCGCGGCTCGCCGACCACTTCCCAGGCGCTGCCTGTCCAGACGAGGAACAGGCCTTCCGCCGCGACCCAGACCATCCAGCCAGTGTGAGGGACGAGGCGGATCCACGCGCCGTCCACCCAGAAGGCGATGTTCAGGTCCCACCCTGCCCAGAGACCCGTTCCGCCTGAGGCTACAATGTGCCGGTTGCCGTCCGCGGGGCTGGCCGGGGGTGTGGTGCGCGTGCGGTCGAGGACCGAGAGCTGCACCATGGCATCGAGCAGGCGCAAAGCCTCGTTGTGGGTGACATGCTTCTGCGCCTGCGCCGCCAGGAGATAGGGCAGGCCCAGATGGGTCGTGGTGTCGGACATGGGGTTCCCGTCAGAACTGGAGGGTCACGGCGGCAGGCGTGCCGCGGCCGAGGCGGTTCGAAAGCTGGAAGATCCGGAGCGCCAGCGTCTGGCCGGGCCCGAGCGGTGCGCCCAAATCGGCGGTCTGCTGCGCGGCGGTGTAGAGGATGGAGGTCGTGGTGCTGGTCAGCGTGCGCTTGACGGCGGCCCCGTCGAGGATCTGCACATCGTAGCTTTCCACGTCCTCGGCCAGCGGCACCTCGACCTGCTCCCAGGCATCGGCGACGAGCGCCCGGGACCGCCGCGTCCAACGGATCGTCAGATCGCCCGGGTTGCGGGCCGTTCGCCACGGCTGCTCGACATGGACCGGGGCGAAGGGAACAAGGCCCCGCCCGGTCGGCGTGAAGCCCAGCGCAGCATAGCTGTCATCCGTGACGGAACGCGCGGCCGGGCCCACGCGCCAGTTCCATGGCAGACCAAGGTCGGCCTCGGGTATGGGCAGGGATGCCAACGTCGTATCCAGTACAACGACCCGCGCACCAGCCGGGGCCGGATTGCCCATCGCATGTTCCGTTCCGCGCTGGCCGCGCAGGAGCCGGGTCAGGCTGTACCTGCTCGGCGCGATCAATTCGGCCGCGCCCGCCTGGACGATCTCCCATTGGCCAGCGGCACTCTCGACCGCCAACGCATTCGCCCCACCAAACAGTACGACGTCCGTCACGCTTTCCAGCGTCCCGGACAGCAGATCGACAACCAGCGCATTGCCCAGATCGAAGCGCGAGGTCGGCCCCGGAAAGAAGTCAAAGGCCAGCATGCCGATCCGCGCCCGACTGCCGAAGGTGGTCAGCAACGCGAACCCGTCGGTGGATGCGCTGCGGAAGACGGCGATCTCGCCGGGCCAGGGGCTGGCATGCGCGGCGATCAGGGGGCGATGGGCGGACTGGTCCTCGGAAATCTGCGGCAGGTCCAGCATCACCACTTCCGGCGTCCCGAAGACGACGGGGCTGGCGAGCGAGGCCGGGCGCGGATCGCCGGGCGGCAGATCGTAGGCTGCCCGGTCCTGACGCACCGCCTCGATTACCCGCGCTTCAGCATCGGCGACGGACACCAGCCGGAACTCGACCTCCCGGCCGTCGTGCGCCAACCTGATCACGTCGGCGGGATCGAGGGCCAAACGCGAGGGCGGCAGGCGGAAGGTGGCGCTCTCCCTTCCGATCCAGGCTTCCATCAGCGCGCGGCGGCAGCGGCGTTCGGCCTCCTCGGGCGGGATCGCCATCGGGAAGGACTCGGATGCGATGCGCGTCGTGTCGACGGTGATGCGGCGAGCCTCGACCAGCGCCGCGTCGTAGTCCTCATCCGCCCGCGCGACCTGCCACTTCAGCGCCTGCGGCAGTTCGGTCTCCTGGCCGCGCGTCAGCTCGAAGGCATCGCCTTCCCGGCTGGCGACCAGATCGTCTATGGCCAGCGTGGCGACCGAGGCGCGGCCGCGCATGACGAAACGGATTACGCCTTCGGTCTCGATGGCATCGAAGCCGAAGTGGCGTGCCAGCGTGGAAATCGACGCGCGCGGACTTTCCAGCGCGCCGATCACATAGCCCTCGACCGCGCCCCAGAGGCCGGAAACGTCGATCAGGTTCTCCGCTAGCCCAGAGCGCAGGCAGAGGTGCCGCACGAGGGCCGCCAGTGACACCGCGCCCAGCCGCCCGGTCAGCCAGTGCCCGAGCCGCCAGTTCGGGCCGTCCGTCCAGATGCCGGTCAGTTCGGGGAAGAACGGATAGGGCCGCGTGTCCCAGGTCCAGGCGGCACATTCGGGGACATGTACCATCCGGCCGCCGTAGAAGGACGACGTCGGGTTGTTGGCGCCCTGACCCCACCAGAGATAGCTCGCCTCGAGATAGGCGCGCTGGATCGCGTCGTCCCGCCAGCCGCGCGAGAAGTAAGGCGTGAAGCTCTCGGACGACTTCGGGTCGAAGAAGACGTTCGGCTGGTTCGTGCCCCGGTCGATGGCGGGGCACCCCAGTTCCGTGAACCAGACCGGCTTCGATTGCGGCACCCATGCCGTGGGCGTGCCGCTCTCCACCCCGCCCGGACGGTTGAAATGAGGGTTCGACCACCAGGCGCGGAGGTCCTTGTAGCGGAACACCCAAGGCTTGCCTGCTGCGCCGTCGGTGATGGGCGTGCGTATCTGTGCCGACCGGTCGGCGGCGCTGGCATAGAACCAGTCGAAGCCTTCGCCGCCCGCGATGTTGGCCTGAAGGTAGCCGCGATCATGGATCGCGGGCCAGCCCTCGAGGGCATCGGCGTGGTCGAAGCCGTCGCGCCAGTCCGAGAGCGGCATGTAGTTGTCGATGCCGATGAAATCGATGTTGGCGTCGGACCAGAGCGGGTCGAGGTGGAAGAACACGTCGCCACTGCCGTCACCGGGCTGGTGGCCGAAGTATTCCGACCAGTCCGAGGCATAGCCCACCTTGGTGCCCGCCCCGAGGATCGCCTTCACGTCGGCCGCCAGCGCCTTGAAGGCGGTGACGGCCGGATAGGTGCTGGCGCTGGAGCGGATCGTCGTCAGGCCCCGCATCTCGGTGCCAATCAGGAAGGCATCGACACCTCCCGCCACAGTGCAGAGATGGGCGTAATGCAGGATCATCCGGCGCAGGCCCCAATCGCCGGAAGGGCCGGTCCAGCTGACGGTGTCGCCCGCAATGGCGAACTGCGCCGGGGCGGCAGCGCCGAAGAAGCTGGAGACCTGCGTCGCTGCAGCGGCGGTCTTGTCGGCCGTCCCGGCATAGCCCGCCGCCGGGGAGCAGGTGATCCGGCCGCGCCAGGGGAAGCTGGGCTGGCCGGGCGTGGCGGCATTCGCGCTGTAGGGGTTCGGCAGCGTGTTGTCGGGCGGCACGTCCATCAGCAAGAACGGATAGAAGGTGACGCGCAGCCCCCGCGCCTTCATCTCGCGGATCGCCTGCACCACCGCAAAATCCGCAGGCGTGCCGCCATAGACCGGCCGGTCTTCGGCATCGCGGCTGACGAGATGGGCGGCCGAGCGGGAAACCCCGTTGACCGTCCAGACCTTGGGGCTGGTGACCTTTGTCGCCACTTCGACGCCGGGCTTGATCGTGCAGTTGCCCGCACGCAGGTCGTTGCCAAACCAGGCGACGACGAGACTGACGCTCTCGACCGCCGGGGCCATGGCCTGAAGGCGATCCAGCGCCACGACGATGTCAGCCTCATCGGGCAGCGCGTTCAGGTTCTCGGCCGATGTGGTGCCGCCGGTCGTCTGGCCGAAGACCGTGGTCGTGGCGCCGACCGTCTTCCGGACAGCCTCCGTCGCATAGGTGAACTCGCCCGATGCCGGGATCATCGTCACCGCCTTCACGAGCCCCTCGGCCGTGTCGGGGTCGGCCAGCGGCCGGAAGACCTCGAACGAAAGCTGCGGCAGGCGGTTGCCGTATGTGGAAAGCGCCAGTTCCTCGAAGACCACATAGGCTGTGCCGCGATAGGCGGGAGTGTTGGCCGCCCCCATCTTGGCCTTGATGAAGGGATCGGCGCCCTGCGTCTCGTTGCCGGGATACCAGCGCCAGGTGATGCCGGTCATGTCGAGCGGCTTGCCATCGGCCCAGATGCGGCCGATGCCGGTGATCGGCCCCTCGCAGAGCGCCACGGCGAAGCTGGCGTAGTACAGATACTCGGTCGTCTGGACCCGGCCGCCGCCACCGCCCTTGCCGCCGCCTTGCGTCGTGGTCCTGGTCTCCTCGCGGAAATCGGTCGCCCAGATGATATTGCCGCCGATGCGCATGCGCCCGTAGAGGCGCGGGATGATCGCGCCCTCGGTAGCCGAAGTGATGCGTAGGCTGTCGAGGCGCTGACCCTCGATCTTCTGTGCGGGCGCAAGCGAGGACACGATCCAGCTGTCGACGACCGATCCGATGGTGGAGCCGATGAAGCCACCGATGGCAGCGCCAGAAAAGCCGAGGATCGCGCCGCCAAAGGCCCCGCCGATAGCGGAACCGATGGCGCCGAGGACAAGCGTGGCCATTGGAAAACTCAGCGTGCGGGGAAAAGGAAGGCGAAAGCGATGCGGCGTCGCCATGCGGGCGTCAGCGGTTCCTCGATCACGCCGAGGCGCTCGTAGGCGTGAAGGAATGTGTCGGGACCGGTCAGGATGCCCACATGCTTGGCGATGGCGCGCGGCACCATGCGGAACAGGACCAGCGCGCCGGGTCGGGCGTCGGATGGATCAAGTTCCGGCATCATCCGTCGCGCCCCATCCGCCAGCACTTCGCGCGGCCCAGTCTCGCCCCAATCCCGGCTGTAGGGCGGGATGGGAAAAGGCTCAGGCCCCACCACCTCCCGCCAGATGCCGCGCGCGAGGCCGAGGCAGTCGCAGCCCACCGCGCGCAGGCTGGCCTGGTCGTGATAGGGCGTGCCGAGCCAGGATCGGGCAGCGGTGATGACACGGGCGGGATCGGCGGTCTTCACAGTACCGCCCCCTCGTGGCCGCCGTCCTTCGTGGCGTAGCGCAGCACGGCGTCTTGGCCCGGGATGTGCGGGAACCCTCGGAAGTTTGCGACATTGGCGAACTTCGTGCCACAAGTGGCGATCCGCTTGTCGCAACCCGCCCGGACCACGAAGGCATCCATCGCCGTGATCGGGCGCACTGGCGCTTCCAGCAGGGTCAGGATCGCCACCCCGTCGACGAGGTCATGCGACAGCACCTCGACACTCCGCCCGGCGTTGGCACCGGTCGACCATTCCACCAGTCCGAAGGCGAACCAGCCCGCCGCGAAGGAACCGAGGCCGGATGCGGTGAAGGCCCGGTCGCGCAGCACATCGATGATCGCGCCGCTGCCCTTGAAGGCCGGGGCCTCGAGGTTCACGCCGCAGCGCGCATCGCCCAGCGCGGCGTCGCAACTGGCCTGGAATGTCCGCCCGACGGTCTGGCCGAGGATATGGGCCAGTGACCGGACCTCCGCCACGAAGGCGAGCCTCCCGCGCCGGATCTGGCCTATGGCCCCGCGCCGAAGGAGTAGGCGCTGCGCCGGAGCCGACCAATTCACCCGCCAGACCTCGACAGACGCATTGTCCCATCGGCCATCGAGGATGTCGGTCTCGGTGATCCGGTCAGACGACAGCACACCTTGCGCATCCTGCGCGTCGACGGACAGGTCGGAGCCGGATCGGACCTCGGAGGCCGTCAGACCGCTTTCCGGTTCGAACTCGGTCCCGTCGAACGACAGGGTCCGGTCGTGGTCGGTGAAGCCAAAGGTCACGCCGTCCGCACGGGTGATCCGCCAGCACCAGGACAGGGTGGTCGTGCCGTCGTCGAGATGAGACTGCAGCGCCGGGTTCAGGGCTTTCATGTGCGGATTTCCACGAGGGGGATCGAGGTGATCGACCCGAGGCGTTCGAGGTCGAGGGTGACGTCGAGGACATCGGTGTCGAAGCGAACGGGGACGTCGAATTCGAAGCCTGCGGTGATGGCCACGCCCGCGGCCGGGGCGGTGGTGAAGGTGATGAGGCCGGTGGTCGTGGAAACCGACCAGCCGGAGGCCAACGGCGTGCCATTCAGGGCGATGGTGACCGTCCCGGCGACAGGCTTGGTGATGGCCCGCGTCCAGGACTGCGCGCCCGAGGTGTAAGGTTTGGCCAGTTGGAACTGTGCGGCCGCCCCGTTGCCGGTGCCGATGGGCTGATCGGTCGGACCGGGCGTCTGCGATGGAAGGCAGGACTTGAAGTCGGCCCAGTCCTTGAAGCGGAAGCCATGCAGGCGGCCGTTGCGGGCCTCGAAGAAGGCGACGACAGCCGCGAGGTCATCGGCACGGCGGACGCCATAGGCGACGTCGTAGCGGCGGCGCGAGTTGGCCCAGCTGGCGTTGCGCTCCTCGGCCCCGCTTGCGAGTTCGACGATCTGGGTGCGCCGTTCGGGGCCGCCCCGCGCCCCGCGGCTGATGTTGTCCGGAAAGCGAACTTCATGGAAGGCCATCACATCCCCCTTCGGCCCAGCGACACGGCGCGGGCGATGTCGCTGGCGACCTGCGTGCGGGATTGCCGGAAACTCTCGGCGTCGCGGGCGTTGATCGTGACGTTGACGGTCGAGGCACCCGCCTGGCCGTACCCTGCCGCTTCCTGGCGCGAGAGAACCCGCTCGCCCCGCTGCAGGATCGCGGGCACTTCGTCGGGGCGTAGCCCGGCCCAGCCGCCGTTGTGCATGCGCGGCGCTCCCGCAAAGGCCAGCGCCGGGACCATCCGGCCGGGACCAGGGGCGCCGACCTTCCCGCCCGAATGCAGGATGTTGGCGAAGATGCCGCCCGCGCCACCCAGCGCGCCGGAAAGGGCGTTCGCAATCGGGCCGAGGATGAAGCGACGTGCCGCGAGCTTGGCGAGATCGGCGATCATCGACGTGACCAGATCGCGGAAATCGAGTTTGCCGGTCTTCACGAAGTCACCGATGGCATTCTCGGCCGAGGTGAAGGCCCCGACCAGCGCGCTGCCGATATCCCCACCGATGTCGCGCGCCTTGGCTGCGTAGTCGGCGAGTGCCGCGGTGACTGCCTGCCAGCCGGTCAGGGCCGTGTCCGCGCCCTCGGCCGCAGCCGCCCCGGCGTCGCGTGCAGCGCCGCCAGCGCCATCTGCGGTGGTGGCGGTGTCGTTCAGCCCGGAAGTCAGGGCATCGGCAGAAGCGGCGGCATCCGACAGAGCGGTTTCGGCTTCGGCCCCCGTGCCGGTCACCGCATCCTTCAGCGCCTGCCAGCTGGCGAGCGGCCGACCGGCAGCGTCAGCCAGCATCCCGGCCGCCTCGCGATAGCCATCGGCACGGGTGCGGGCATCGTCGGCCATCGCGCCAAGCCCGAGATCGGGCGGTTCGAGATAGCTGCGTGCGAGGGCGGCCGAAAAGGCATCCGCGGCGGCGGCACCGGCAGCGGTGGCGGCCCCCTCGAACGGATTGCCAATGCGGCCGAGTTCCACCGGGTCGAGGATGCCGATCCTCACTCCGCCTTCGCCGGTCGCCCATTCGGGCAGCAGCGCGAGGGCCGCGTTCAGGGTCTCGATGAAGCTGTTGATGCGGGTGACGACGCCGTTCAGCATCGCCTCGACGCCGGAGATCAGCCCGTTAGCGGCCTGGAAGGCGAAGTCGCCGATGGCGCCCGGCAGGCTTCCCCAGATCGCGACTGCCGCGTCATAGGCCCCCTGGAAGATTGCGGCTGTCCGGTCACCGAAGCTGACGACGCCCGCGATGGTACCTTCCAGCGCCGAGAGACCCGCCGCCTTCAGCCCCTCCCATCCAGCCGCCATCCGCGTGAGGGCTGCATCCAACGACAGGCCGATGCGGGACCAGACTTCGCGCGCCAGATCGGCCAGCAGCCGAAACGCCTCGCCCACCCCGCCGACCCGGGCGACAAGCTGTGAGAATTGGTAGACCAACTCGCCCGCGCCAACGATCAGCGCACCGATGCCGGTGCGGATGAGGGCGCCGCGGAGGAATACGAGTGCCGTCGCAAAACCACGCACCGACAGGGCCGCCGACGCCAGTCCTGCTACCCACCGCCCGGCCATGACGGCGGCGAAGGTGGCGGCATAGGAGGCGAGACGGCCGAGGTTGCCGATCAGCCCGTCGATGGCCGAGCGCAGGATGCCACCGTCGGACGCGAGGGCCACGAAGGCATTGGCCAGCGCCTCGATGGTCGGGGCTACGGCGACCGCAATCCGGTTGCGCAGGCCGTCGAAGACCAGAGACACCGTGCCGAGCGCTAGTTGGGTGCGGCGCAAGGCTTCCAGCGCATCGCCGTCCAGAACCGCCCCGAGGTCGGAGGCTTGGTCGCCCAGCCGCGCCATCTCCGCTCCGCCGTTGCGCAAGAGCGGCAGCAGGCGCGTGGCGTCGGACGCCATGGCCTCGAGATAGAAGGTCATTTCCTGCTGGCTAAGCCCAGCGCGTTCCAACGTGTCGACGTAAAGTTGCAGCGCCTCCGGTCCCGACAGCCGTGCGAACTGGTCAGCGGTGACACCGACCCTCGGGGCCACGTTCTCGAAGAAATCCGCCATCGGCCCGCCGCCGGTTTGCAGGAAATCCCCGACCCGGTCGTTCACGTCCTTCAGGATGTCCGCCAGTTTCTCCTGCTCGATCCCCACCGTACGCGCCCCGGCCGACCAGCGCTGCAGGGCTTCTGGCGTCGCATTGGCGACCTGCGCGAACTGACGGATCTGCGCGGCGCTCTCGGCGGTGGATCGGACGATCAGCCCGAGCGAGGCCGTGGCGGCGGCCGCCGCTGCACCAAGGGCAAGACCGGCCCGGCGCGCGAAAGCAGCAAGCCGGGTGTTCGCCAGCTCCATCTCGCGCGACAGGCGGCCAAAGCCACGGGCCCCGGCCTCACCGACACCTTCCAGTTCGGCGCGCACGCGGCGTCCGCCCTCCGCCACGAGGCGGACGGAGACCTTCTTTTCGGCCATGAGGAAAACCTTGATTCTGTGGTAAGTGCTTAGGGCGGAGGGCAGGACTTGGAGTCTCTGTTTCAGTTGCCAAAGGACTGACGATGATCGGCCAAAGCCAAAGCACGCAGCACGGCGATGAAGAACCCAAGCCCACCGATCAAGCGGGGCTCGGGTTGCCACTGCGTGGATTTGATGAGGGCGAGGAGGCACAGTCCCGTTCGCTTCCGGCAAAGCAGGACCTGAAGGGACTGGCGCGTGGGGCTGTACCAAACGGCTATCGGGATCGATCCGATCGAACCTGAATCATGCGCGCGGCGCGCCGGTTGGTCTCATGGCGTCAGATCGGGGTCATCGCCGTTGAACGCTCGGCCATCTGCTCGTTGAGTTTGCGCACCATCACCGCCTCGATCTCGGGCAGCAGTTCAGCGGCGATCAGGGGCGGGATGCCCAGCGCCTGTGCAAGCGCGAGAGCGGCGCCCATGTCCCATCCGATGACGGCACCCGGCGCGATGCGCAGCTGGCCGCCGAGACGCTGCGCCAGGTCCCAGACCTGCCAGCCCTCGACCGTCTGCGGCCGGTTCAGTCTTGCGGGGCAGTCGGGGCAGGGGCCTGCGCAGGCTGCGCAGTAGCCGTCGCCCCCGCCGAAGGACCAGTCGGCGAGGGCGCGGAGGCGTTTTTTTCCGCGTCCAGCATCAGGCCTCGGGCGACATATTGCGCCTGGAAGGCCTCGAAGACCGGCCAGATTTCGAGGAGCGCATCGACCCCGGTGCCGTGCCGTTGCGCTTCACCACGCCGTTGAAATGGCCGAAGCGCTGCAGGCCCAGCGCGGTCGGCGTGCCCGCGGCCGTGGTGGCAGCGATGGCCTCGCCCTGCGCAATCAGCCGTGCCGTGGCCGTCAGCAAGCCTGAGCGGCTCATCTGCCAGCTGAGCTGGTCCATCACGCAGCCCGCATACATCGCGAAGCGCGGCACCTCGGGCATGGCCACCTCGATGGCCATGGAGGGCAGGGTCCAGTTTCCCGACTGGAAGGTGTGGGTTTTGGGCGTGGTGCCGGTCGTGGTCGGGGATCCGAAAGCAGCCTTCAGCCAGAAGCCAAATGCCTCCACATCGATCGGCACGACCACCTCGCCATCGGCGGTGACCGCGTCCTTGATGGGGGCCAGGGGATCGCGGCCGTAGCCCAGCAGTTCCGAATTCAGCAGGGGCTGTTCCGCGCCGAGCGTGGTGCGGGCAAAGGGCATCAGCCGATAGCCGCTGGCGGGCGGGGTGCCGTAAACCGTCTCGAACGCAAGCGCCATTTGCGCCCGCGCGCCGTGTGCGCGTGCCATGGGGGTCTCCTATGTGGGGGATGTCAGGCCAGGGGGCCGGTGGTGGTATAGTGCAGGACGACAGTGATCACCGCCGCCTTCAGGGCCGCGGCGCCCTCGACCGGCAGGTCGACCGAGGCCGGGGCTTCGGCTTCGACCCAGTCGCAAAGGCCGCCCAGCGTCCGGTCGGCCTCCAGCGCCGCGCCGATGGCGGCGTTCAGGTCATCAAAGGCACTGGCACGGCCGCTGCCCGCCTGGACGACAACCTCCAGCTCGGCCCGGTGCTGGTAGTGGTAGCGCAGCGGCGACAGCGTCACCTCCGGCTCACCGGGTTGGCCGTCGCGCAGGATGATCAGCCCGGCCGCGGGGATCCTCTCGGGCAGCACCTCGTCACGCAGGGTGAGGGCGGCAAGCGGTTGCAGCCGCGCGTGCAGCGCAGCGAGGACAGTCTCGCGGGTGGTTGGCATCTTATGTTCCGGGGTTCCGGGACAGGCCCGGGGTCAGTGTTCCCTGTCGCCTTTCGGGAGGGGCAGGTTGGCCAGCCGTCGCGGCAGATCAGCGCGGCTGTGCAGGAAATCGATGATAATAACCTGCTCGGCGTCTTCGACGAAGACCACGAAATGCTGGCCTGCCCGCGCGAAGCGCAGATCCTCGACCAGATCGGGGTCGATGAGCCGACGGCAATCCTGTGACAGGGCGGTGCCCGCGGCGATCTCGCGGCAGGTGGAGATCAGGTCATCCTCATAGGCAGCTGCCTGTCGTGGTCCGAAGGTCTCGACGGTCCAGCGTGCAATCTCGATCAGCGATGCCTCCGCCTGTCGTGTCAGGCGCCATGGTTTCGGCATCAGGAATTGGCACGCGCGGCGGCAAAAGCCCGGCGGATGGCATCCTCACCACTTCCCTCCGCCAGATCCCCGCGCCGGGCCTCCTCCAGACCGGTCGTCAGGCGAGCACGCAGATCGTTCAGTTCCGCCTCTTCCCGTTCGAGAAGGCGAAGCCCGGCGCGCAAAGCCTCGGAAGCGTTCTGATACCGGCCGGTCGACACCAGTCGGTCAACGAGGTCGGACTGTGCTTCTGTCAGGACGACGTTTCGGGTGGCCATCGGAAACTCCATGCGGATCATTGGCAATATATGCCAATCCGGCTGGCGTGTCGACAAGCCCCGTCATGATCGTGTTTCAACCCAACCCGCCACGATCCGCCCCGGCACGCCGTCGATGGCCCGCTCGGCATCCCGCGCCAGATCCAACCGCTTGCGCAGCTTGACCTGCGGCACGAGGAGGAAGATTGGCACAGTGGTCAGCCCGCGACCGGTCTTCGCGCGGGATGCCACGGCGCGGCCTTTGCTGTTCAACCGCCCCTCGGCCACCAGCAGGCTCGGGCCGCGGCGGCGATAGACGAACCGCAGCCCCAGCCCCGTGCGGTGTTCCCATTCGCCAGGGGTGATGCGGCCGCCGCGGGTGGATTTGCCAGCGGCAGGGGTGGGGATGGCCAGCCAGAACCCGTTGCGCGACCGGATCAGCGGCCCGGTGTCATGCGCGCCGACGATCACTGGGGCGTTCGACCAGACCAGGGCCGCCGCGTTCAGGCTCTCGCTGCCCTTGGGATAGGTGGCAAGCCGGATCGAGTTGCCGAGCCGGATGCCGAGGCCAGCGCCAGTGATCTGGCCGCGCCATGCGGATTTCAGGCCTGCCCCCGCCTCGCGCATGGCGGTGGTGACGGCCTTCTCGCCCGCAGCGATTTCCGCCTGCATCATCGCAACGATGTCAGGATCGATGGTGAGCTTGAGTTTCATCGCGGTTCACGCCGGGCGGAGATCGAGGGTCCAGATGAGCCGTTCGCGGTCGCGCAGCGGCTCTCCCTGGATAACATGGCTGTCCGCGTTGATGACAATCACGTCGCCCGGCCGTGGGGCGGGCAGGTCGGCGACGCGCACATCCACCACCGTCGTGTCGCTGATGAACCGCCCCGCGCCGAAGTCGGTGACGCGGTCGGGGGCACGGCGGATGATGCGGATCGGGCGTTCCTCGGAGGTGGTGGCCGAGATCCAGAGGGCCGGGGCCGCCAGGGACGCATGGGTGAAGATGCGGTCCATGGCGGCGGCAAAGACGGACATGGGTTGTGTCCGTCAGTTTGAGCTGTGGATCCGGACGGCCAGCCGGGGCCGTTTGTTCACCGGCAGGATCGAGGCCTCGGTCATCACGTCGATCCAGCGGCCTTTCTCGTCGAGATGCTGGCGGGCGTAGAGCGGCAGGCCGATGGTGTTGGCGGTCTCCAACAGGTTCGCCGGGCCGCCATAGGTGGTGAAGGTGTCCATCGTGCCCAAGGGGAAGGCGATGCCTTCGTTCGCGGGGACCAGCCGTTCGGTGGCCTTGGTCGAGAGCGTGACGGTGCCCGAGTATTCCTCGAACAGGATGCCCCCGAAGGGGAAGTTCCGCCGCACATCTTCGCGCAGCGGCTGGGCGCCGGTCGAGGCGTAGAACTTGTAAGCCTCTTCCGTCTTCGGGTGCGCGATCAGCTTGTCGAAGAACTCGCGGCTGACGAGGGCGTGCACGCTGGTCATGGCCTCGCCCAGCAGATTGTCTTCGATGGCCCGCAGCACCTCGCGGACCTTGCCCTGCACGTTCGTGCCTGCGGTGCCGAGGACGAAGTCGACGGAGATTTGCGCCAGGCCGAATTCGGTGAAGTAGTTGTAGAGGGTGGTCCCGGCCCCGTCCTTCACGATGCCACGCAGGGCGTTCATCTCCATGTATTCGCGGGTCTGGGCATGCTTGCGCCGCATGAGGAGCAGCTTGCGGTTCATCACCTCGACGAGGGGATCGGCAGCATCGAACGCGCCGCCCAGCGCGGGCTGCCCCTGGATGTCGGCGGGCAGGACAACGTCGTCATGCGGGATCCATGGCAGCGCGAAGGACCGCATCGAGCGACCCTCGCGGGTGCCGACGGTGGCGGGGCCGCCGAGGGGGACGGAGGGCAGGAGGCTCAGGACACCCTCGTATTGCTCGATGATGACCGACCGCTGGCTGACCCCTTCGAAGCGGAAGAGGCCGATCTGGGCGAGGCGGGTGTAGAGGTTGGGCAGGATGTTGATGGCCTGCGTCATCTCGGCCAGCGAATAGCCGCCAGCGTCGAAGGGATTGCGGACGAGGGTCATGGGGATGCTCCGGGGGATAAGGGGATCAGACGCCGTCACGGGCGATGATGCCGACGGCGGCCAGCTGGGTGATCTTGGCGGCGATCTTGGTGCCGTCATCGACGGTGGCGCCGTAGGCGAGGGCGGCGCGCGAGACGATGGCGGGGCCGCGGACCAGCACGATGCCGATGGCATCGGCCAGCGTCGCGTCAACGGCATAGAGCAGGACGGCCGTGGCGACCTGCGAGCCGTCGGCTCCGGTCGCGGGCGACAGGGTAAACTTGCCGCTGGCCGTGATTTTCCCGAGCACCGAGCCGACGGGATAGGGCATGCCCGCGAGCAGCGTCACCACCTCGCGGGTGTAGTTCGGGTTGACCTCGTATTTGAGGACATCGCCCATGCTGGGCGGTTCCGTCAGGACGGGCATGGTTCAGACTCCAGGATGTTGGGGGATGGGGGCGCCCAGCGCGGGCGGAATTGTCAGCGCGAGGCGGCGGCCGACTTTTTCGCGGCCGCGACGATGGGGCTTTCCTTGGTGCCAGCCGCCGGGGCCGTGGCGATGATGGCCGCGGCATCACTGCGCGCGGCAAGATCGGCCAGCACCTTCGCGCGCAGCGCTTCGGGTTTCACACCCTTGGTGACTGCGTCTGCGGCATCGATCTGGATGCCAAGGCGAGCCGCCTGCGCGCAGACCTGAGCGACCTCGGCCGCCTCCGCCCGGATCGCTTCGGGCGACATGGCGGCCGCTGTGGTTTGCGGCGGCGCGACTGCCGCGGGCGGGGCCGGTTCCGGCGGGGTGCTGGCGGCGGGCGCAGTTGCAGGCTGCGCATGGTCTTCGGGGGCAGTGGTCATCATCGGGCCCTTTCCTCTGGGGGTGGTTTTGCCGCGGGGTGCGGCGGCGAAAGCGCGGAAGGCGGTGACCGGATCGGCCACCTCGTCGGCGAGACCGGCAAACACTGCCGCCTCGCCGCGGAAGACGGCGGCCTCGGTGCCCAGCGCGCGTAGGGTGTTGAGGCGGCGACCACGCCCTTCGGCGACGGTTTCGGAGAAGAGCTGGCGGAGGTCTTCCAACTCGCCCGCGATCCTGTCGCGGACGGCCTCGGGCAGGGGCTGGTAAGGGTTCGCATCGACCTTGCGGGCCCCGGCGTGGATCAGCGTGACGGCGATGCCCTTCTGGTCCAGCGCCCCGCTCATGTCGCTGTGCATGGCCACGACACCGATGCTGCCGACAGCGCCGGTGCGGGGCAGGATGATCCGGTCGGCCTGGGAGGCCAGCGCATAGGCTGCGGACAGCGCGTGATCCGCGACGAAGGCATGGACTGGCTTCTGCGTCCGGGCGGCTCGGAGTCGGTCGGCGAGGTCGAAGGCCCCTGCGACCTCGCCACCGAAGCTGTCAATGTCGAGGGCGATGCCACGAATGGACGGATCGGCCAGCGCCGCCTGGAGCTGCGCCGCGATCCCCTCGTAGGAGGTCAGGCCGGAGGATTGCCCGATCCATGCCCCGCGATGCACCAGCGTGCCCGCGATCTCGATGACCGCGATCCCGTCGACGACTGCGAAGGGCTGACTGCCGTTTCGCGTCTGTCGGTTGGTCAGATCATCACCGAACAACGACGCCCGGACGGGCAGGCTGGCGGCCTCCTGCGCTTCGGAGGCGATTTCGACCCACTCGACGCTGATTTCCCTGCCCATGATCCGCGGGCCAAGCCCGGTCAGGAAGGCCAGCGCCTTGGCGGGATCGACCATCAGGGGCGTGTTGAAGACGCGCTGGGCGATCTGGGTGTGGTGCATCATCCTTCCTCCGCGGGCCGGGGTGCCCGGTTCTCGCCGTCGTCATCCTGATCGTCGCTGTCCTGCTGTTGCTGCCGCTGGCCCTCGGCATCACCTGCCCCAGCGCCGCCACCGACCGCCTGCGCGGGCGATCCCGGCCGCCGGAAGTCGAGGCCGAGTTCCGCCTCGCGTTTGCGTTCGGCGGCGATTTCCCTGTCGACCTGTTCGGCGTCGTAGCCGCGTTCGGCGATGGCTTGCGTGCGGGATTTCAGGCCTGCTTCGATCTGCAGGATTTCCGCCGCGGCATCCTTGGCCGGGTCGATCCAGTCCCATTTCGTGGGGAGCCAGTCGCAGGCCAGGTATTGGCGCCGGTCGGCGGCAAAGCCCGGCAGATCAATGGCGTCTGCCAGCACCGCCATGTCCATCCAGCGCGTCCAGACGGCGCGGCAGAGCTGATAGACCATGACCGAATGCTGGAAGGCCGAGATGCGGCGGCGGAAGTCGACCAGCGCAATCCGCGTGTTCGAGAAGTTCCCTTTGGCCGTGTCACCGGTGAGGTACCCATACGGTACGCCCAGCGCCGCGCCGATCTGCAACAGCGTGCGGTACTGGAAGGGTTCGTAGGTGCTGCCCGAGTCCGGGGTGGACGGTGTCGTGACATCTTCGCCCGGGTCCAGCCGCACGACCTGGCCCGGTTCGACCTCCAGATCGTCCTCGGCGGGATCGAGGGCCGTTTCTGGCGCTGGCGACGTGATGAACATCGCGAACATCGCCGCGGTCTTCTTCCGCTCCAGTTCCGCATCGTCGTAGAGGTCGAGGGTGAAGAGCTTCACGACGGCTGCGGCAAAGCGCGACACGCCGCGCAACTGCCCGGCTTCGACCGGGTCGAGGATGTGGATCACCTCGGATGCGGGCACGCGCACCGTTTCCCCGGCCAGCCCCGGATCGGTCATGTCGCCCGGATGGCGGCGCAGGAAGTGGTACGCCACGCGCCGCCCGATCCCGTCGAATTCGATGCCCTGCCGGATCGACCCCGCGCCGGGCAGGACGCGGGTCATGTCCTGGGGCAGCATTTCCGAGGGGAGCATCTGCAGCTGCATCGGCACGGTCAGACCATCTTCGGGACGCCGGGTGCGGATGCGCAGGAAGACCTCGCCCGCGAGGAACACTTCCCGCGCGGCCCGGCGCTGGAGGCCGAAGAAATCGGTCAGGCCCTCGGCATCGGCCTCGTCCGTCCAGGCGAGCCAGAGCTTCTGCAGCTCCTCCTTCTTCGCAGCATCCGCGATCTTCGACGAGGGCTTGATCCCGTCACCGACGACGTGGTTCGCAAAGGCATCGACCGCGTTTGCGGCATAGCCGTTGTTGCGCACGAGCCAGCGTGCCCGGGCGGTGATGGTTTCGCCCGAGGCGGCGATCAACGTGTTCACATGCGCGCGTGTCGCCCGGAACCCGCGCATGCGCCGGTGGGACTGCGCGGCGTCAAACCCGCCGATGATGCTGCCAAGGCGCTGACGGAATGCGTCGAGAACCATGGTCATAGGCCCTTCGTCGCGACCGTGCCCCAGCGACGGTGGCGGGCAGATGTGCCGCTGGCCGCTGCGATGCGCCCCTCCAAGTCCCGAATGGCTGCGGCCAGTTCGGCATCCGAGCCGTAGGTCACCGTCTTGCCGTCGTAGCTGACGCTGCGCAGCCCGGCGAAGCGGGCTTCCTGCAGCGCGGTCAGCAGGGCCTGCATGCGGTCGAGATCCATCAGTCCCTCATGAAGTTCGGGGTATAGGCCCGCCGTTTCCGGCGCGGCGTGGTCAGGGTTCCGGCCTTGGGCTGGGCCGGGTCTTGTGTGGCGATGTCGGTTGCGACGGCCGTCGGCATGCGCGTTTCCACGCCCGCCTGCGCTTCCAGCCGCCGCCAAGTCGCCTCGTCCCATCGGTCGGCGCCGAGGATCCATGCCGCGGCACGGGCATAGACCCGGCAGTCCAGCGCCTCGTTCCGCTCGCGCATCTTCTGCCATTCCTGATGGGCATAGCCGCGCTTGTTGCGGATCGTGACCAGCTGTTCCGCCACCAGCTGCTTCAGCCATTCGGTGTCGGCCCAGCCTGGGAGGTGGATCGTGCCGGGCGCGTCCAGCACCCCTGTGGCGCGGTCCTCATCACTCGGCCGCTCGATCCGCAGGAACCGATAGGTCTCTGCCTTGAAGGTCGCCGTCGCTACCGACCAGAGCCGCGCGCCCCGGCGCAGGCGTTTCCCGCCGATGTTCGCATCGACGAAGGTCGGGCCCGAGACGGGTGCCGCCCGGTTGAACCCTTCGAGGCCCTTGAGGGGCGCCACCTGTTCGAACCCGACCTTGCGCGACCAGGCATAGACGGCCGCGGCCTCGTAGCCGGTATCGACGCCAAGCCGTGCCACGGTCATGAAGGCGCCGTTGGCGTGCTGCCAGCTGCGCCCGAGCAAGGCGGTCAGCTTGTCCCATGCGGCCGGATCGCCAGGCCCGCCCGGAATGACGATGTGATCGACAAGCCAGCTTTCGAGGCCCCGACCCCAGGCCCAGATGTCGACCTCGATGCGGTCCCTCTGGATGTCGGCACCGGCCGTCAGGAACAACCCCGCCATCGGCACGGTGCCCGGCTTCCAGGAATCTCGCCGATCCGCCAGCCGTTGCCATTCCGGCGCGTCGCCAGACTCGACCCATGTCTCGCCCAGAAGCGTGTTGCGCGCGACGCGCAGCGTCTCGTCTGAGCCTTGGGCCGCGAGCCACTCCCGCGCAACGTCGGACCAGCTTTTCCACCCGAGTGGCGAATAGAGCGCCGAGAGATGGAAGCCGATGGCCTTCGGATCCCTGGAAACCGCTGTTGCCCGCCATTCCCCCTTGGCCAGCATCTCAGTCTTGTGGTGCTCGGCGATGGCGCGTTCGCAGCCCTCGCAGTGATAGGCCGCCGTTTCCGGCTTCCCCTTCGCCCAGCGCAGGCGGTCGAACTGCAGCCACTGCATCGCCCCACAATGCGGGCAGGGCACGAAGTAGCGCCGCTGGTCCGAAGCCTCGAACTCCCGCTCGATCCGGCTCAGCCCCCGGATCGTCGGGGTCGAGACCATGAACACCTTGCGCCGGTGCGAGAAGGTGGTCGTTCTCGCCTCGGCCAGTGTGACCGGATCGCCTTCCTCGTCGGCCGAGGCCGGATAGGCGTCGACCTCGTCCAGAAACACATAGCGCGCGGGCATCGACCGCAAGCCGGTGGCAGAATTCGCGCCGGTCAGCACCAGAATGCCGCCGGGGAATTCCTTCGACAGCATCGAATTCCCGGCATCCCGCGACCGTGCCGGGTTCACCCGTTCGCGGAGCGCCGGGCTGTCCGCGATCAGGGGATCAAGACGGCCGCGCGAGGTGCGCTTGGCCAGTTCCAGGCTCGGCAGCACCGCCAGCATCGGCCCCGGCGCATGGTGGATGACGAAGCCGATCCAGTTGTTGCCCGCCTCGGTCGCCCCGACCTGCGCCGCCTTCATGAAGGTGATGCGCTGCGCCGGATGGCCGGGCGACAGCGCATCCATGATCTCGCGCAGGTAAGGGGCCCGGGCGGTGCGATAGCGCCCCGGCTCGGCCGCGCCCCGCGACGACAGCCAGCGATGCTGATCCGCCCATTCCGACACGGTCAGGTTCGGATCGGGGCGCAGCCCCTGCCGCCAGACCCGCAGCAGGTCTTCAGCGCCGTCGAAGCCGAGGTCGAGACCGGCGGTCAGGTCGTTGTCGTCATCCGAGGGAAACCCGGAGGTCGGCGAGGGCGTCGAGCTGTTCGCGGACATGGGCTTCCAGCACCCTCTGCATGATTGCGGTCTCGATCGTCACCGATGCCCCGGATTGCCGTTCCACCTCCGCCATGATCTGCGCCGCCATCAGCGCGGCCACCCGTCCGGGCCAGGTGACCCAGACATCCCGTTCCTGCCGCGCCAGGCGAAACACCAGCGTTTCCGCCCGCGCGCGGTCGACCAGCGTGCCCTTCTTCTTCTGCACGGCCAGCTGGCGTTCCTGCGCCGCGTAAACCGTCAGCGCCGTGCGCGCCTTGATGTAGGACGTCGTCTCGCCGGGGCCGCTGGCAAGCCCATCCCCACCAAGTGACCGCCGCTGCTGGTCGGGATCCGTCATCTCCGCCCGCCGCACATCCGAGGCCGCGGCGTTGATCGACCCGTCGTCATGGACCACCAGCCGACCGTTCTTGCGCGCCTTCTGGACCCCGCCGCGCGACAGACCGGAATGGGCCGCGTACTCGCGTTCGCTCATGCCTTTCATGGCGCCGTGAAGTCCGTCAAGATATTGAAAATTAACAGGAAAAGACAATCAATCCCGTTGATTGTCTCCCCCTCCGGAGCGATTCTGCTCCCATCAACAGGCCGCATCGCGCCGATCCCAGGAGGGCTTCACCATGACCACGACCACCATCCGCATCGACTACTCCACCCTTCCGGAGGGCTTCGATTTGAGCCGCCCGGACGCCATTGCCGAGATCATCGAGCAGGTACTGCGCGAGAGCGGAATCCCGGCCGAGGCCTCCGACGTCCTCTCGCACCTGAAGATCGAACTGCCCACCGCCCAGCTGGGTGCCGCCAGCCGCACGCTGGCCGAGATGCGGCTGATCTGACCGGCATGATCAGAAAGCACTGATATTGCTCCGATTTGCCTACGATCATCCGCCCGACAGAGCGATGGTGTTCGCACCAGAACGATGCAACTCACCGAAGGATGCCCCGCCATGACCCGCCGCGCCGCCGACAATTCCAAAGCTCTCGACGCCTTCATCGCCGCGAAGGCCGAGATCGACGTGATGCTGGAGCGCCTGAGGGCCCTCAGCGACGACCACTTCGAGACCCACCCCGACGACATCCATTGGGGCCATGTCGGGACGCTGAAGCACTACGCGGGCCTGCTGCGCCAGATCACCGACAGCGCCTTCAAGGAAGGCGAACACGCCGCCTGACGCGCCCACGCGGTGCGACGGCCGCCCCGTCCGAGGACGGGGCTTGCCTCCGTAGAAGGCGCGCACACCGCGCGCCACAGCGCCCGGAGGCCCCAATGACCACCCCGTCCGATACCCAGTCCCTGATCCTGTCCCGTGCCGCGACCCGGCCCGGCAACCTCGCCCTGCCGCTGCCCGAGGGGCTGGTCGGCGCCGCCGCCAAGATGGTGGTCGGCAAGATGATCGCCCGTGGGTGGCTTGAGGAGGTCGAGGCCAACCTTCGCCGCGGCGAGCCGATGTGGCGCGAGACCGGCGACGGCCACGGCACCACGCTGATCGCGACCGAGGCCGGGCTGGAGGTCATCGGGATCGAGCCGTTGGCGGCCAGCGCCGTTGCCATCGCGCGGAAGGCGAAGCCGAAACCGGTGCAGATGCCCGACGACGCCGATGCCTCGAAACCCGTCGCCATCCGCGCTGGCACCAAGCAGGCGCAGATCATCGCCATGCTCCAGCGCCCCGAGGGAGCGACGGTCGCCGAGATGGTCGAGGCCACCGGATGGTTGGCGCACACGGTAAGGGGCTCGATCTCGGGGGCGCTGAAGAAGAAGCTTGGTCTGCCCATCACCGCCGAAAAGGCCGAGGGCAGGGGGACGGTGTATCGCATCGGCATCGGCCTCCGTCACCAAAGCCTCGCTATTCGCGGCTCGTAAAGGTCATTGACTCGGCCATAACGGCTGCGCCAGCTGAACAGAGCAACGCGGGCGCACGGTATGATAAACTTCAGATACATTCGGATGGCTGGCAATGATCAAGGCTGGAGGCGCCCACATGGCGGCCGGATGGGTGGTGACGACTATGTTGGCACTCAGGGCCTTGGGCATGAAGATTGGAATTTTGCCAAGGATGTCTGGAAAGATGGTCGCTACCATCTCTACCTTCGGTCAACACCAGCAGGCTTTGACAAAGGGCAATTCAATTTTGTGCTTGGGGCTCATGCAAGCCCGGTTCCGATGATTTTAGGATTTGTCGAGAATACAACTTATGGCGTTTCGCAACTGCCGGAGCAGATATTGCAGAGGCGCGCTCAAGAGGTGTTTGCGCTCAATGAGGATGATAGCCTCGGATCGATCTATGGGCGGTTAAGCGTTGATCAAATTGCGACACGTCTTAAGCGGGAGGCGGACGATTATCGCGTCTCGGTTGCCCCACAGGATCTGTATATTCTTGCACAGCCTGTTCCGATGCCGACCGATATCTACAAGGTCGTCCATCCCGGTTACCGCGCTCTTCCTATGACAGAAGACCAGTATGCTGCGATCAAAGCACGAGTGCTCGCGAATGATACTGCTGTCGCAGTCGATCAAGAGGAAGCAACAAGCTTCCCTGAAGGGCTCTTGGTCGAAAAGCTGCACAAATCCCGTGAGCGCAGCCGTCGCGTCGTTGAGTTGGCGAAGAAGCTTTTCATCGAGAAGAACGGGCGGCTATCCTGCGAGGCATGCGGATTGGATCCGGAAAAGCACTTCGGATCGTCCAAGATGCGTAATCGGATCATCGAAGCGCATCACGATGTTCCGCTTTCAGACGACAAGCATGAGGGTGCAACCAAGGTCTCGGATCTGCGGATGGTTTGCCCTAACTGTCACCGGGCCATTCACACCATGCGACCGTGGCTAACGGTGAAAGAGCTCAGAAAGATTCTACCGCAGCGACGTTGAGGAGCATCCTTCGTCTGTCAACCTACTTGCTGCACTGCCTTCCGCCCCGTCGCCATCTCCCACCGCCGCACGGCGACGTCGCAATAGACCGGGTCCAGTTCGACCGAACAGCAACGCCGCCCGGTGCGTTCCGAAGCGATCAGCTGGGTGCCGGAGCCGCAGAAGGGTTCGAACACCAGGTCGCCGGGGCCGGTGAAGGCTTCCAGCACCGCCTCGACCAGCGCCACGGGGAAAACGGCCGGGTGCGATCCGGCGGCACCCAGCCCGCCCTTGTGGCGCATGATCCGGAACACGCTGTCCGGGATGCGATGGCTCTGGATCGCGTTGCCGTAGCCGGTCTTGCGATGGACCGTGCCGTCGGCCCCGCGCAGGCCGCCGCCGCCCAAAGTCTCGCCCGCGTGCTTGGACGGCACGGTCTTGTGCGGTTTGCGCGGTGCGCGGTTGAAGTGGAAGATGAACTCGTGCGACGGTGCGAGGCGGCCGTTCCAGTCGCCGGGCAGGCCGGGCCCCTGGTCCCAGACATACCAGCCGAAGCGCCGCCAGCCCTGTGCGCGCATCCAGTCGACCCAGCCCTCCCAATAGGGAATCCACTCGCCATCGCGATGGACGAGGCCGAGGTTGACCAGCAGTTGGGCATCGGCGGTGACGGGGGCCGTGGCGAAGACGCCCTGCATCAGCGCATCCCAATCGCCGACCTTTTCCTTCGCCGAGCCATAGTCGCGCTGCTGCGCGTAGGGCGGGGAAGTGAAGAGGAGCGATGATTGCGCGCCGTTCATCAGCCGTGCGACCACGGCCGGGTCGGTCGCATCGCCGCAGATCAGTCGGTGATCGCCCAGCGCCCAGATGTCGCCTGGGCGGGTGATCGGCTCGGCCGGGGCCTCGGGGATGGTGTCGGCGGTGTCGTCGTCGATGGGCGTCCGGTCGTTGGCATCGTGCAGCAGCGCGTCCAGCTCGCCCTCGGGGATGCCGATCAGCCCGAGGTCGAAGTCCTCGGCCATCAGCTCGCGCAGTTCCTCGAGCAGCAGCGCCTCGTCCCATCCGCCCAGTTCGGTCAGCTTGTTGTCGGCGATCCGATAGGCCCGGCGCTGCGCCTCGGTCAGATGGCCGAGCACGATGACTGGCACCTCCGCCAGCCCGAGCTGTGCCGCGGCTAGGATGCGGCCGTGCCCCGCAATCAACTCGCCATCGGCCGCGACCAGCACCGGCACGGTCCAGCCGAACTCGGCCATGCTGGCGGCGATCTTGGCCACCTGGTCGGCGTCATGCGTCTTGGCATTCCGGGCGTAGGGCCGGAGACGGATTAGGGGCCAGAGTTCGACCCGCCCAGGTGGCATGATCATCACGCAGGGTCCGTCGCCGGTGTGCAGACGATGAGCGTGGTTCGGCCTGGAAGATACCAGCTTGGGAAGTCCTCGGGCCAGGTGACGCGAAGCCCGTAGAGCGCAGCGGTCGCTTCGGTGTCCTGACGCTTCGCGGCATCGAAGTCGCCATAGAGATGCGCGGCCACCGCGGCGGCCTTCCGGTCCTTCCGGTAGAAATAGCCATGGTCGACAAGCTCGTGCGGCCAGGGATCAACGTGATAGCCGCGACCATTGAACAATCCGCGCCGCGCCAGCACCGAGGGCGAAAAGCCCGACCGGGTCAGGTGCCAGCCATGGCGTTCGCCGAAGAGCACGGCCAAGCGCTGGCGCGTCGCCTGCAGATCCTGTTGCAGCGCATTGATCTGGGGATAGCCTTTCGCGTCGCGCAGCTTTTCTTGATCGTCGGTCACCGCGCTGGCGAGCACGGCGATTTCGTCATCGCTGGTTGCAGCCTGCTGGATGGCGAGGACATCGTTCATGTCGCCAGTCTCCTTGACTTGAGGGCGGCGAAGGTCTCGCCGGTTTCCGCCAGCACCGCCTCTTGGCCGGTGAAGGACTGCCAGCGCTCGATGGCGACATCGACATAGGCCGGGTTCAACTCGATCCCGAAGCAGACCCGCCCTGTGGTCTCGGCCGCGATCAGCGTGGTGCCGGATCCCATGAAGGGTTCATAGACCGCCTGGCCGGGGCTCGAGTTGTTCAGGATCGGCCGCCGCATGCATTCGACCGGCTTCTGCGTGCCGTGGACCGTATCGGCATCCTGATCCCGGTTGGCGATCTGCCACAGCGTCGTCTGCTTGCGGTCCCCCGCCCAGTGACCCTTGCCCTTGGCGCGCACCGCATACCAGCAGGGTTCGTGCTGCCAGTGGTAATCGCCCCGGCTGAGCACCAGCCGGTCCTTGGCCCAGATGATCTGCGACCGGATGGCGAAACCCGCGGCCGCCAGGCTGTCCGCCACGGTCGCCGCGTGCAGCGCCCCGTGCCAGACATAGGCGACGTCACCGGGAAACAGCGCCCATGCCTCGCGCCAGTCGGCGCGGTCGTCGTTCAGAACCTTGCCGGTGCGTTTCGTCTTCGCGGCCCCCGCGGCATTGCGCCAAGAGGGATCGTACTCCACGCCGTAGGGTGGGTCGGTGACCATGAGCAGGGGACGCACATCGCCCAACAGCCGCCCGACCACATCGGCCACAGTGCTGTCGCCGCAAATCAGGCGATGCGCCTTCAGCTGCCAGAGGTCTCCCGGCACCGACACCGGCGTGACCGGAAGCTCCGGAACATCGTCCTCGCCCTCGACCGGGCCATCGCCGCCCAGCGTCTCGGGATCCCGCAGCAGCGCGTCGAGGTCATCGTCGCTGATGCCGAGCAGCGTCAGGTCGAAATCCTCGGCCAAGAGCCCCGCGATCTCGTCGCGCAGCAGGGATTCGTCCCATTCGCCCAGTTCTGTTAATTTGTTGTCGGCGATCCGGTAGGCCCGGCGTTCGGCCTCGTCGAGGTGGCTGAGCCGGATCACCGGCACCTCAGTCAGCCCGAGCATGGTCGCGGCCAGCACCCGACCATGGCCCGCGATCAGTTCGCCGTCGTCGGCTACCATGCAGGGCACGGTCCAACCGAACTTGGCCATGCTGCCGGCGATCTTCGCCACCTGATCGTCGCCATGCATCTTGGCATTGCGGGCATAGGGGCGCAGCCGGGCAATCGGCCAGGATTCAACCTGGCTCGGCGCGAAGACGAGGTCCATGGGATGGGGCTCGGGATGTGGAGGAGGAAAAGGAAAAGCGCCCGCGAGGGGGTTCCTCCGGGCGCAATTCTTCGATGATCAAGGGGTAGGTCAATGGGGGCAGGTCTGTCAACCCGAAAAGTGAAGCGGATTCAATCGCTTCTGTCGATTCTCAGTTTTGGCCTGCTGCGTTGACACTGGGTCCCGTTACTGTGCCGTGTAGCCGCCATCGACGAGGTGGTAGGAGCCCGTGATGAAGCTGGCTCGCTCCGACAGCAGGAATACGATCAGCGCGGCCACCTCTTCTGACCGGCCGAGGCGGTTCAGGGCGTGCTTGCCTTCGAGGAACTTCAGCGTGGCCTCATCCAGTGCATCGGCGACCATCGGCGTTTGAATGAAGCCGGGACCGACGGAATTGACCCGCACCCTGCCCGCGGCGTGTTCAAGGGCCGCGTTCTTCGTCGCGCCGACGACCGCATGCTTGGCACTGACATAGGCCGTGGAATTGGCAAAGCCGACTGAGCCGAGGATGGAGGCCACGTTCACCACCGCGCCACCGCCTGCCTTCTCAATCTCAGGGATGGCAAAGCGCATGCCGTAGAAAACGCCCGACAGGTTGATGTCGATGACCTTCTGCCAGCCCTCGAGGTCATAGCTGCCAGTCGGGGCTGCAGGTCCACCAATTCCGGCGTTGTTAACGATGCCGTAAATTGCGCCGGTCTTTGCCACGGCGAAATCGACCATGGCTTTCACCTGATCGGCCTTCGCCACATCGACCGCGAAGGGAGAGGCCTTCCCGCCGTGGTCAGTGATCCCCTTCACCACCTTCTCGGCATGCTCGAGGTTGAGGTCGGCGACAATGACGGTTGCGCCACTGCTGGCCAGTTCCTCTGCCGTGGCTGCCCCGATGCCCGAGCCACCACCGGTGACGATCACCGTCTTTCCGTCAAAACGCAGATCCATGCTGTCCTCCTTCGCCTGCCATTTGTTCGTGGAGCACAGGATAGCCAGCCCAGCGGGAGGATGTCACGCGGTGCGGTTGGCACGATGGAAATTCTACGCTTGTTTCTGTGCCAGGTGGATTCCAATAACTGGCCAGGGTGGATTCCGGTCGGGAATCCACCTCGCCAAGATCGTGATTTGGCAAGCACATGACTTGTAACGACTTTTTGTCTGATGGCATTCGGGGTGGCTTCCAAGTGGATTCCCCGGTGAGGAATCCAGTCGCTAGCGAACTGCCGCGCTGCGCCCCCCCGCATACGTTCAGCGCCCGGGAGGAACCATAGGAGGGGGGAGCGGTCGTCAATGACCGGCGTGCGCGCCAGCGGCAATGCCGTAGTCAAATCGGTGCATGAAGTACTGGAATATGGCGTCTGTCTTTTGTGAAAGCGCATCGTCGTCATACTTGGAAGCCGGAAGTCCCGTCCGGTCATCGTAAAGCAGATCGTAGATCTCTTGGCGAAGTCCGTCACGGGTGCTTTGCTTTTGGAAGAGATCCTGAACCTCCTCCATTCGGCGCTGGATCGCCTGCAGGATTTCGACAGATACAGATTTGATCTGTCGGATTTCTTCTTTCGACAAATCATCCCGCATCAGCAGGTCAAAGACCGGCTTCTGCTCCTGTGTCAGGCCCAGCGCGACGTGACTTTGCGCCTCCTCCTCGAGGTCGGCCGCGATCCGCATCAGCGCTTCGAAGGTCGCCTCGATCGTGTTCTTGTCCTTTTCCTTGTTGTACTCCGTCACAATCGTGTCGAAGCGATCCTGGAAATCGGTCAAGGTTGGATTGGCGGCCAGCATCTTTGCCAGTCGCTCCTGAAGAACCGTCCGCAGATCCTGCACGTCGCTGGCAGGGCGCTCGCTCTTTGCAAATTCCCTTCGAAGCAGTTCGAAATTGACCTTCGAGATGTCGAAGACCCGCTCGCCCTCGCTGTCAGGCCGGATGTCTATGGCCTCCGCCACGATTGCGTTCAGCTTCTGGATGATCGCTGACGTATCAGCGGCCATCTTGTCGTCTTGGAGCGAACTGTAGATGTAGTTGATCGCCTGATAGTCGGCCTTGAAGGTCTCGACCTTCGCGAAGGTCAGGCAGGACTTGTATTTGCGAAACACCGCCCGTGCCGCGATTTCGAAGCGCTTCCGGGACTCGTCATTGGAGTTGATGAATTCCTTGGCATCTTTGAGCGCCTTTAGCTTCTTGAAGCCATCTTCCACGTGCAGCCGTTCTAGGCCGAAGCCATCCGCCCGCAGGCCTTCGCGCACGATCTGGATGGCCTCTGCAAGCTCGGCAAGAAGGGCCTCCTCCGGGTTCAACGGATCAACGGTCGGCTCGTCCTCGCCACCGCCCATCGGTCCACTGCCTCCGGTGTGGCCCGCGAACGTTGCCAGCGCCTTCCGCAGGTTCTTCAGGATCCCGCAATAGTCGACGATCAGACCATTGTTCTTGCCTTCCTTGACCCGATTGGCGCGGGCGATGGCCTGCATCAGCGTGTGCGCCTGCAGGGGCTTGTCTAAATACAGTGTCGACAGTGACGGCACATCGAAGCCGGTCAGCCACATCGCACAGACGATCACGATCCGGAACGGGTGGTCATCGCGCTTGAAAGCGGTTTCCACATCAAGGCGCTTTTCGACCTCCCGTCCGCCAACCACTTCCTTGACCGTGAAGCCATCTTTCATCCGCTTGCGGTGCGGGATGATGTCGAGGCCCCAGTTCTTGAACTTCTGAACCTCGCCTTGCTCGTCGCTGACAACGACGGCCATCTCGGTCTTGCGCATCCATTCGATCTGTTGGGTGCGGATCACGCGTTCCTGGTCGTCGGAGACATGAACCAGGCCCTTCTCCAGTTCCGCGATCCGGGCGGTCCAGGCTTCCGAGATGAAATCATACATCCTGACGGCCGTGACCTTGTCGATGGCGACGAACATCGCCTTGCCGCTTTCCCAGTTCGACGAAAAGTGCCACGCGAAATCCTTCGCGATATGGCGCAGGCGCGGTTCGGCCGTGACGATGTGGTATTCGCGCTTCAGGTCATCCGACAGCTTGGCCGCCACATCCGGGTCGTCGATTTCGGCATCGGCGATGGCGGCGGCCAACTTTTCGTTCAGCCCGTCGCCTGACAGACGCAGTTTGTCGCCGCGTGCGTCGTAGTAAAGCGGCAGGGTCGCTCCGTCCTCGATCGCGTCCTGAAAGTCATAGGTCGAAATGTAAGCGCCAAAGACCTTCTTCGTGACCTCATCATTCGAAAACAGCGGCGTGCCGGTGAAACCGATGAAGGCGGCATTGGGCAGCGCCTTGCGCATGTTCAGCGCCAGCGTGCCATATTGCGACCGGTGCGCCTCGTCCGTCACCACGATGATGTTGTCGCGGTCGGGATAGATGCCCGCCTTCGCCTGATCGTCGGTGAACTTCTGGATCATCCCGAAGATCACCTTCTTCTGCTGGCCCAGCAGATCGCGCAGCTCTTGCGCCGATCCGGCGCGGCAGGGGTCCTTGTCGTTGTTGGCCAGCCCCACGCTGGCGAAGGTCTTGTAGATCTGATTGTCCAGATCGGTCCGGTCCGTCAGCACCAGAAAGGTGAAATCACCGCCCAGCCGCCGATGCACCTTCTGCGTGAACAGCGCCATCGAGAAGGATTTGCCCGACCCTTGGGTGTGCCAGAACACGCCCAGCTTGCCGTCCAGCGCGCGGCGGTTGGCCACTGCATCGACCGCGCGGTTAACGCCGAGGAATTGGTGGTTCTTGGCCAAAATCTTCACCGGGCCGTTCGCGGTGTCGGCGAACAGGATGAAGTTTTCGAACAGGTCCATGAACCGCCGCTTGTCGAAGACGACGCGCAGCAGCGCCTCCATCGGCAGCAGCTCGTCGCGGCGGTCGCGCTCATCCAGCTTCAGCCAGTCCGAGAAATGGTCGTAATCCGCGCTGATCGACCCCATCTTGGCCAGCTCGCCATTGCCGAGGATGACAAAGGCGTTGAAGTGGAACAGGTGCGGGACCGTGTCCTTGTAATCCGACAGGTTCTCGGCATAGGCGCGTTTCAGGTCGCGGTCGGGGCGCTTCAGCTCGCAGAACATCAGCGGCAGGCCGTTGACGAAACCCACGATGTCGGCGCGGCGGCGGTGGGCATAGCCGCGCACCCACAGCTCGCGCACGGCGAGGAAGTCGTTGTTTTCGGGGGCGTCGAAATCGAACACCCGCAGCCGTTCGCTGCGCTGTTCGCCGTCCTGGCGGAACTTTACCCGCACTCCGTCGCGGATCAGGGCGTATTTGTCCTGGTTGATGTGCAGCAGGGATTGCGAGCCGAAGATATCGGTGATCTCGCGCAGCGCCGCCCCATAGGCCATGTCGGGCAGACCGGGGTTCAGCCGCAGCAGCGCCTCGGACAGATGGCGCGTCAGCACCACGTCCTTGTCGGACTTGCGGCCCAGCGTGCCTTCTGCCCCGAAGACCTCCTTGTTCCAGGCCATGACCACGCGCCAGCCATGCTGGGTGGCGAGGTAGTCGGCCATGGTTTTCTGGACAAGCTGATCTTCGGTGAAATCGTTCATGGGCAAAGACTACACTTAAACAGGAATGCGTCCATCCATCAGGCGCGGGAGGAGCAGGTCGCGTGCGCGGGTGAGTTGAAGGTTATAGGTTCTGAGCTTTGCGATGGTCTGAAAGCTCTTGGATGCAATTGCGTCAAACTGATCGGCAACATCGGAATATGGGCGAACCGCAGGCAAACGGTGAACCACCTTCCGATCAAGGGTCGGCACAGATGCGCCGCCATTGTATTTTTCGAGTTCCAAGCTGACCAAAAGGAAATAGCCGAGAGTTGCGGGAATACCCTTCAATTCCTTGACCCAAAGGGCGGTGTTTAACGGCCAACAGGGCGTGTCACTGATGGCAACCTGTCCCAGACTACCGGAACGCCCGGTGATGATCGCTGGCGCAGGAACCTTCGGTTCGTTGTGATAGCCGACAATACCAGTTGAGCCATAGACGGGAACGTCGCCCTCTTTACGGTCGCCAACGGGAAGATCGAAGCCCCTTTGAAGCACGAGCAAGTCTTCAACGGCACAGCGGCTCCACCCCTCCGGCAGGCCATCGACGATCTTTGTCGTCTCATGGCCGGGAAAGCAGAGGTGCACGAACCATTCGCGGTAAAGCAGCCGCGCCGCCTGTTCCAACAACCAGATCCGCCGCCGGTTGTTCTCGATCAGGTCGTCATAGGCCGAGAGTATCCCCGCGATGCGCTGTTGAGTGGGGAGCGGTGGAACAGGAACCTCAAAGTCTTTCAGCGTTCCAAGATTGATGTGCGGAACCCCAGAGGACGAGGTCATGTTTAAAATCGTGTCGACCACGTTCTGGGAGCTAAAAAAGTAGTAGTAAAAGGCTGTGTCCGCCTTTTCAGGGTCAAGGGTTGCCTTCATTTGGCTTTGTGACACGACGAACTCGCTGAAGGAGGCATCGTCGGGGATGATGGCAACCTGACCAAGAGTGCCTCGTTGGGTGAAAATCAAATCGCCCGGTCTCGCAAGATTGCTCTGAAGGTCTTTGCGCTTTTTCTCGTCCGTAACGAACACGAAGTCATCTTCTAGGATGAAGCGCCCATTGCTCATGTTCGCGCCGCGAATGACGGGCACGCCCTCATCGACGTAATCCCGCGTGGTCAGCTTTGAGCCGAAGGGGCCGCCAACCAGAGCATTCCTCGTATCAGCAGCGAGGGTTGCGAACCTCTGGATCGGCCAACTCATCCGAGCAACTCTTCAAAGTTCTTGGCGATCACCTCGGCCAGTTCCGTGGCCTCGGTGTTCAGCCCGTCCAGTTCCAGATGGATTTCGCGCAGCGCCTCTTCAAAGTCGAACTCGTCATCCTCGACCTCTGGCGCGACGCCGACATAGCGCCCCGGCGTCAGGCTGTAATCATTGGCGGCCAGTTCCGCGTGATCCACCAGCTTGACCAGCCCCTGCACATCGCGCAGCACCCCATCGGGGAAGCGCGACAGCAGCCAGTGCGCCTGCCCTTCGAAATAGCGGAACCGTTTCAGGCTGCCCGTCACCACCAGTTGCACCGAAGGATCGCCCGTCAGCGCCACACGCGCCTCTGCCACCGCCGCCAGCAGCTTTTTCCCCTCGGCCGCGACTTTCCGCACCTCGGCCGTCACGCGCTTGGCGGCGGCCTCGCTCGTCTGCGCCTCGATCTGACGGTCGCCCTTGGCCGCCAGCGCCTCTTGCGCCTTTTGCAGGAGTTTCGACATGCCGTCGATTTCCTTAATCAGTGCCTTGGCCGCATCGCCCACCGGCTGCATCACCGACAGCCGCGCATTCAGCGTGGCGATCTCAGCAGGCGCAGCGATCAGGTTTGCGGCCGCCGTGGCGAAGGCGTCGCAATCCGCGCGCAGGCGCTGCGCGGCCTCGGTCACGGTGGCATCGTCCAGATGCGTGGCGAAAAAGGCCGCGCAGGCATCAACCGCCGCCAGCAGGTCGGTGAAATCCGCCCCTTCAGCCTCGGTCCGCGCGGTTTCCAGATAGTCCTGCACAAGGGCGGTGAAGCGGTCAGTCTGCCCGCGATACAGCCAGGTGATCGCCGTCAGGTTGCGCATCTGTTCGGGCAAAAAGTCATAGACCTTGCGCGTGACCTTGCGGAACACATGCCGCGCGTCCAGCATCAGCACCTTGTCGCGCAGGTGGTCGGGCTTGGCCTTGTCGAAGAACCACAGCTCGCACGGCACGGTGCGGGTGTAGAAGAAGTTGCCCCGGATCGCGATCATGATGTCGACATCGCCGGTCTTGACCAGCGCCTGACGGACATCGGCCTCTTTCCCGCCCGCGGAGGAGGCCTGCGAGGACATGACGATCCCCGCCCGACCGCGCGGCGACAGGTAGGAATGGAAGAACGACATCCAGATGTAGTTGCCGTTCGACACCTTGCCGCCCTTGTTGACGCCGGGCAGGCCGAAGGACAGGCGTTTGTCGTCCTTCATCTTTTCGGCGTCGATCTCGTCGACGTTGAAGGGCGGGTTGGCCATCACATAGTCGAAGGGGCCGTGGTCCTTGTGGGGGTCTTCGTAGTAGCTGATCGCCTTCTGGATATCGCCCTCCAGCCCGTGAACGGCGAGGTTCATCTTGGCCAGCCGGATGGTCGTGGGGTTCTTTTCCATCCCGTAGAAGGTCAGGCGTTCGTTCGGGTTGGCCTTCTGCATTTCCACGAAATGCGCCGACTGCACGAACATGCCACCAGACCCGCAGGCGGGGTCGATCACCTTGCCGCGTGCGGGTTCGATTACGTTGACGATGGTTTCGACGATGCTGACCGGGGTGAAGAATTCGCCGTTGTCATGGGCCTTCTGGTCGGCGAACTGGGTCAGGAAGTATTCGTAAATGCGGCCGAACACGTCGCCATCAGCCCTTTGCAGCGCCGGGTCATTGAAGATGCGCAGGACCTGGCGCAGGACTTCGTCGTCCAGTTCCGCGTATTCCTGCTTGGGCAGCAAGCCTTTCAGCGTCTCGTAATCGCCCTCGATGCTCTCCATAGCAGCGATCAGGGCGGTCGCGGCACTCTGACCCTCAGGCAGGCTAACGAGAATGTCGAACTGGGCTTCCGGGCGAAGGTAGATGGAACCGCGGCGGGAGAAGTCTTCCTTGGTCAGGTCACGGACGACGCCGCCCCGGCTTGGCAAGGTGGGGATGATCTCGTCCCGCACCTTCAGGAACCGGGAATAGGCGTGGCGCAGGAAGATCAGGCCCATGACGGGCATGAAGTATTCATTGCTGGCAAAGTTCGAGTTCGCGCGAAGGGTGTCCGCCGAACCCCAGAGGCGTTTTTCAATGTTGCTGATCTGCTCCAAGGAGCGCCCCCTTCAATTCTTGCGGTACGTCCAAGCTATAACCTGTGATTGCGCCAAGGCGCCAGTCTGAGCGGGGCCATTCACGCGCTGATTCAAGTGTTTGGGTGGATCGCGTGGCGCAACTTGGCCTTTGCGGCGATTCAAGGCAGCGGACGTGCGCCTTCACCAGGCGCTTTGCTCTGCATCCAGATACGCGCGCAGGTCGACCAGGTCACTGATCTCACCGCGCATCATCATGTCCAACGCACAGCGTCCCTCGAATGCTTCGTTGGGCAGGCGGATCCATGCGTAGCCCCTGTCCGGCTCAGTGAAGATCGTGCGCAGCGCGATGTGGATCCCCATCAGAGTGGCCATCCGGGAGCGCAAGTCACGGCCAATTCGGCCGACGTCGCCAGCCTTCCTGCGTGCCCATGTGCGCGAAGACAGGTCGCCGAGCAGCACGCGCGCCTCTGCATCTGTCAGGTGCCAGGCGCGGAACAGATTGACGGTCGCGCGCGCCAAGGCCGCAGCCTCATCGTCGGTTATGACCGAATAACCAGCTCGTGCCATCTTCGAAGAAACCGCTGCAAATCGCATCGCACCTTCCCATTTGCCCTCACCATGATCGACGGATCGCCTTTGGCAAGGCTTGAGCTCCTGTGTTGCGCCCTGGGCCGCAAACTGTGCTGCGCCCTCGCTGGTGACTCGCCACCATCAATCACGTAGGGTCTCGAAAACATGAGAAATCTGGAGCCACTGCATGAAAGCTGCCGAAACCCGCGTCGACCGATTCTTGGCCAGTAGCGAGACAGCTTTCGCCATCCCCGTCTACCAGCGGAACTACGACTGGACCCGGGTGCAGTGCCAGCAGCTGTTCAACGATATCCTGGCAATCGGCGCGGACGAGAGCCAGTCTGGGCACTTCATCGGCAGCATCGTCTACGTCCACGACGACGTCTACACGGCTTCCGGCCTTCGCGAGCTGACGATCATCGACGGGCAGCAACGCCTGACCACCCTGACGTTGATTTTCATAGCGCTCTATCGGCACGCTATGGCGACGGGGAAGGACCAACAAGCCCAGCGGATCTTCAAAACCTATCTGATCAATGAGTTCGCAGACGACACAGAGAAGCTGAAGCTGAAGCCCACAGATAATAACAAAGTCGCCTTGGCCCAAATCATGGATCCGAAGGAGGCCGTTAAGGCAACAGGCTTTTCTCGGCTTATCGAAAACTTTCGCTTCTTCCAAGCGCGCATAACGGATGCCAATTTCGACGTCGTTCTCCGCGGCGTGTCGAAACTGATCTTCGTCGACATCGCACTTGATCGGCAGAAGGATAATCCGCAGCGCATCTTCGAAAGCCTGAATTCGACGGGTCTTGAGCTGTCGCAAGCTGATCTGATCAGAAATTACATTCTAATGGGTTTGCCCCGGAAAGAGCAGGAGCAGGTTTTCCGGAAGTTCTGGGAGCCTATCGAGGCGAACGCAAGGAACCGGGAGGTTAACGAGAGCCGAGTGTCGGATTTCATTCGTGATTTTCTGACTCTGAAGCAGAAGGATATTCCGAACAAGGGGGCAGTCTATGCCAAGTTCAAGGAACGCTACCCAGTGCCGAACTCGGCCGACCTTATGGATGCCCTCGAAGAGTTGCGCGAATTCTCTCATGTCTACGCGCGCCTGCTGAACCCTGACCTTGAAAGCGACCCCGAGATCCGACGCGAGCTGGGCTACATCCGGACGCTGGAGGTCAACGTGGCCTTCCCGTTTCTGATGCCAGTCTATCGGGATTTCACCGCCGGGATCATCTCCCGCGATGTGTTCGCGGCCGTTCTGCGGCTAGTGCAGAGCTATGTCTGGCGCCGGTTCATCCTCAGCCTTCCGACAAACGCCTTGAACAAGATTTTTATGAGTTTGTACGACCGCGTGGACCCAGCAGAATATCTGGTGTCGATCGAGCGTTCCTTGATGCAACGCGGCGGCAGCCAGCGTTTCCCGCGGGACGCTGAGGTAATCGCGATGTTGCGGGAGAAGGACATCTACAGCACGAAAAGCCGGACGAGGACATACTTCTTCGACCGCGTGGAAAACCACAACAACAGGGAACTGGTGGACGTCACGGTTCCTGGTATCACCGTCGAGCATATCTTCCCGCAGAACCCGGAGCCTGCATGGCGAAGTGCTCTGGCCGCTGACGAGTACGGCTTGCTCAGCGAAAAGTATCTCAACACGATTGGGAACCTCACGCTGTCCGGAAACAACGGCCGGTTGGGGAACAAACTCTTCGTCGATAAGCGGGACATGAACGAAGACGGTGGCGAACAAGGCTACCGGTTCAGTCGCCTTTGGCTCAACCGCGACCTTCAGGTCCTCGACGGATGGGGCGTGAAGCAGGTCGAAGCGCGCGCGGATCGAATCGCAAAACGCTTTCTGGAGGTCTGGCCCGCGCCGTCTATCGAAGTCGTCGCAGAGACGAACGGAGACGAGATCAACATTTTCGATGCGGAAGAGCCTCGGTTCAAGCGCCTGGAGTATGCGGTCTTCCTCGGTGCCCGCTTGAACGTGACGCAGGTCGCAAAGCTGTATGTCGAGGTGCTGGAACAGCTTCTGGTGCTTCAGCCCGATGCGTTTCAAGGCACCAAGCTTGGTGAACGGATACAGCTGACGTCCGAGCCTGATACGTTGCGGCAAGCCGTTCGGGTGGCGGAGGGGTATTTTGTCGAGGGCAATATCGACTCCACCAACAAGTTTGAAAGAATGAAGTTGGCTCTGTCCGAGTTGGGGATGGAAGAGGAGCTTTTCATCAAGTTCGCGTAGGCGGTGACACTGGTTCGGGTTGCGAACGCAGCCAAGGCCGCGCCTTCGGCATCGCCCCTGTCACCTCGACCTCTCGCAGCATCCCGCCCGCGATAAGCCCGTCCCGAACCCAGCCCAGCGCCTGCCGCCAGTCGTCATATCCCCGCCGGGCGGCCTCGATCTGCTGCGGGTGGGGGGAGAATGTGACCGGGCAGGCGAGGATGTCGATTGTCTTCCAAGTGGCGCGCGCATTCGCGCCGCGCACGCGGATGCGTTCGACGCCCACGATGATGGTTCCCGCATGCGTGCCATGCTGGTTCTGCTTGACGATGCTCGGCACGCAGCGCGGGACGGCGCCGGGCATCCAGTCCGGGGTCAGCCCGGCGCGGGCAAGTTCGGCGACGCGGATCGCCATTCGCTTGCCGCCGAGGTTGTCGGGGATCCCGGCCACGGTGGCGGCGATCACCTCGGCGTCCTCGTGCGTGGTAAGCGTCGCCTGTGCCCCACCTTCCGCATTTTCACGTGACCTGAGATTTCGCGCCTGATGGAGATTGGGCGGGAGTTTCGCGATGGCGACTACGGTGGAGTTTCTCAGGGACTATGGGGTGGACATC